ACAGCATCAAGAGCTTTAGCTACCTTTTCAGCAGAATAAGTATTTAAAAATGGACTTCCATAATTATCTTTTTGATCTAATAAACCTGCCATACTAATTTCAAAACCTTCTTGTTTTTTCTCTTCTGGTGATTTAGGTTTTCTATAAAGTTCTGTTTCAACTAAACCATTTAAAATTGTTTGATAATCTCTACCTGTTTCTTTAGCTATTGCTTTAGCTTTTTCAATAAGAGGAGCGATATCTTCATCTTCCAAACTATCTAATACTTCTAATGCAACACCTGTTTTAAGTTTTCTTTTTTCTGATTGTCTTTTTAATAAACCTTCTACAGGTTTTTGTGCAGCTGCTATAATATTTCCAAAAGTACTTCCTCCACCTCTTTCAGTTGCAAGAGCTGGTCCATATTGTAATAAAAATTGTGTTAATGGATCATCTAGTCCTGTGCCACCTGAAACAGAATTAATTAAATCTATTCTATTTTGAACTTCATTTCTAAAAGTTTGACCACCTACACCATCTACATCTGAGATAGCATGATTTTCTCTATCAACAATACCAGTCATAATACCATCACCAACATTACCACCTTTTCTAAACATTGGTCTTCTAAATACTCTACTCATTATGAGTTTCTTCCTCTAAATGCACCATAGATTCCAGCCAATGTAGCACCTGTACCTAAGGCTTGTTGAAATGCTGAAGGAGTTGGTTGAGTTTGTGTTTGAATTCCACCAGGATAACCTGCAACTAATCCAGTGATTCCTGAACCCAGTTGTTGTGTAGCCGTAAGTGGTTGATTCATTTGTTGTTGAGCTAATTGTTGATTAGCGGATAATTGAGCTTGAGCTAATGCTTGGTTCTGTGCACCAAAAGTTGATAAAGCTCCTACGTCTTGACCTAAGAAAGCTTGACCTGCTTGACCTAGTCCTAATTGACCTTGAGCAAGTTGTGCTTGTTGTTGTGCCATTGATTGTTGTTGACCAAAAGCTTGACCTGCAGCTTGTTGAGCTTGACCAAAAGCTGAGCCCAATAACTGAGCTTGTAAAGCCGCTCTATTCCTATCTGAAGATTGTTGATACTCTGCTCTTTGTACACCTTCTCTACCTCCACCAAATGCGCCTGCATTAATCGCAGATGCAGCTAAACTTGGTACTCCTTTTTGAGCTTGCACATCAAATTCTGCTAGTGTTGTATCAATTACATCTCTTTGATAAGGAGACATAAATTGTTGGTAAGCATTTGGTCCAACAAATTGACCAGCTGCACCTGCAGTTGCTTGAGCTTGTCCTTGTAAAGCTCCCGCTGATTGTAAAAAAGGTTGATAAGCACCTATTCCTTGTTGTGCTATTTGTTGAGCTTGAGCTTGTAATGGATCTTGTCCGGCTACAAATTGTGAACCATATTGACCAGACAAATCTGCATCTTTTAATTTACCTGTTACGTTTTGTAATTGAGTAACATATGCTGCTGCCGGTGCTTCTAAATATGTGGGTAAGGCGGTTATATTTGTTATTGTTTCACTAGCCATTATACTCTACCACCTTTTTCTAATTTTTTCATCATGTCGTACATACGCTGTGCTCCTTTGTTGACATTACCATCGCCCATACCTCTTACAGCATCAGCTGTAAATACGAATTCATTGTTTGCTAACATCGCAGGGATGTCATCTGCTTTTTCTTTTACACCAACTGGAGGAATAAATCCACCTGTTTCTCTAAGGTCTAATTCTGTAACTCCTGCAGGGTTTTGATTTAATGGTAGATCCATGATGCCGGCTGCTTTTATAGCATTTTGTTCTGGATCACTACCTATAGCATAATTTGTTCTATTCATATCTTGTTGAAAACCCGCTATGTCTTGTTCAACTTGTGCAGCTATAGCTGCTTCTTCATCTTCTTCATCAGAAAAAGTTCTTTGATTTCTGTAAGACTCTGTTAACTTATTTCTAAGCGCTGGTATATCTCTTTGATAGCCTCCTCCATCACCATCATCACCTTCTCCTAATATACTAGGTAATAAAGATCCTACTAAAAAAGATTTTCCCATACCAAACAATTCATCACCACCCTCTTCTACAATTTTATCTACAGCTTTATCTCCAATAGTACCTCTAGCAAAACTTCCCAAACCATCTGTAATTCTACCTTTAAAAGGATTTGAAGCTCCAAAAGGATTACCAAATAAAGGATTACCTTGAAGTATGTTTCCTCCAAAATATAACATTGCAGCTTTACCAAAAGGAGATTTAGCTATTTTCTTAACTCCTCTTTTGAGTTTCTTAAAACCTTTTTTTAAAAAGCTACCTAAACCGTACTGTTCTCTAGGTACAGCATTCATGATGCCTCCACCCATACGTAATTGACGTTCCATTAATGATCTGTTTATTGCCATAATTTAAATATATTTATACTGTTGGCAGGCTTAGAATCCTGTAAATATAATACTTTATTTGATTTTTTGGCTATCGTCAACAGGTTTTGCGTGCTCTAATAAATCAAAGAATCGACCACAATATTGATGGTCTCCAACGTGAGTTATATTATCCATAGCATAGATATATACTTCTCCTCCCATATCTGTCCATCTTTGACAGAAACCAAAATCTTCACCAAAATATCTTTTAGTTTCTACATCATGTAATGTATCAAATAAATTATACATATTATCTTTTTTAACTTCTTTACCATTAATGACTGTGGGCTGATATATTTCTAGTTCTGGATGATGTTTAATCATTTTTTCAATGACTTCTCTTTTAATTAACATACATCCTGTAGGAGCATGAGTTACTTTGATAACTCCATTTTCCATAGTCATTTCATTTCCTTTATCCATTTTAATTGGAAATATGTGACCTGCTTTTAATATATCATCAGGAGTTTGAACCTTATCGGTTTCTTTTATTTTTTTCCACATTTTATCTGTATCAAATGTTTTCATTGGATATGGACAAGAAATAATATCTTTATCTGCACCTATCATTTTGTATATAGTTTTAGAATTAAAATCTATGTCTGAGTCTATAAACAATAAATAATCATAATGATCTTTATGATTTAAAAATTCTGCTACACATAAGTTTCTACCTTGTGTAACTAAAGATGATTTAAGTAATGTAAAACTAACTAGTATACCTTGTTGCATACAGTCTAATTGAAACTTTAATACAGCTTGAGTATAATGCATAGACACTTCACTATGACAAGGAGTACAAACCATTATTTTTGCTTTTGGTTTATCTATAATATTACCTATGTTAATAGTTCTAACGTTTGAATCTACCTGTTCTATTTTTTCTGTTTGATAAGTATCTGCGTTAGCGGTTGTTTTCTTTTTTTCAGAAAACCATATTGGTTCATTATTTTGCATTTAGTGCTCCTCTCAAAAATCTTGTCCATGCTTGTCCTTTTACTCCCCAGTCATAAAATCTATTTACATAATTTTGTTGCATCTTTAAATGATCCTGGAGCCCTGGAGCATGAAGCATATCCGCAGAAGCTTCTATACCTGCAGCAAACTTTCTAGCTAAACTTTTGTAATTATTTGAATAAGGTACATACATTGGAAACTCTGCACCTGTTTCATATATAGCACCATAATTAGTTGTAATACAATATAGACCCGCTGACATTGCTTCAAGTAATGAAATACAAGATGTCTCTTCCCAGATACTTGGGTATACAAACATTCTATAGTCTTTTAAATTTTTTTTAATATATTCATTTGGTTTATAGCCAATGTAATTTACATTAGGTAGTTGTCTTGCTTGTTCATATAAAGCTTCGTATGATTTATCATTAGCTTCTGCAAAATCTTTTCCATATACTTCACAAGAAGAATAAACATCTAAACTAATTAATGGATTGTTAACTAATTGCATTGCACCTAATAATACAGATAAACCCCTCCAAGGTGTGCAGTGATGAATTATTTTTATTGGATCACCTTTTTTATATTGTGTTATAACTGGTTGTACTTCTTCAATACCATTTTTAATAACTACACATTTCTCTCTTGGTAAATCAAATCTTTTTGTAAACTGTTCAAAGTTCCAATTAGAATTAAATACATACCAATCATATTTATCATGATTCGATTTATCACTAAACCATGGATTTAAATTAGGTTGATCCCAAGAATTTTTTTGCCAAAGAATATTTAACTTGGTTGGGTGTAAAGGTATTTTACCTGGAACTGATGTGCAAATTTCTACTTGATTAAGTAAGCTAGGTTCTACATGCTTTCTTAAATATTCAAATTGTAGTTCTGTTCCGCCTCTAGGATTTTGGTTTGTCATTATTTTGATTCATTACTTTCTGAAATACTTCAAGACCTTTGTTAGTAATTTGAACTGTAACATCTTCTACAATATCAGGTCCTTCTACTTTCTCTTTAAATACTTCTCCTGTCTTGGTATTTCTGTATGTTGTTGTAGTTACACAATCTATTTTTGGTATATCTTTATCCATTTTCTTGTGATCTATCTATCAAAAGATAACTTATTTGTCCAGTGATCTCGTTTGCTGTGTCTGCCTGTATTTTTAAAATATCTCCACCTTCTAGGTTAATAACATTCTTAGCTAAGTTTTCAGTAGACTTGTTTAATCCTACATGTGCTATTTCTACATCAGAACCACCTGATTTTTTTAAATACAAATCTACATCTACATTACTAGCTGATGCATGACTTGCTTGCACTGATCTAACAATTGCAATAGCAGACGTAGTAATAGTTAATGCTGTTGTTAAATTGGTTGTTGTTAAATTAAACGTTTCGCTTTTGAAAAAATTAGCCACCTAAAAACCACTCCTTTTGATCTTCTTCATTTTTTAAATCTTGTTGAAAAGAGAAATTAAGTTGATTTTTTAAAGTGTCAAGAGCTTCTAAAATTTGTCTTTGATTGGATACATCATACTCTTGCTGTGGTTCTGGTATATTAACTACTACTTTTGCCATTATCTTCTACCATCTGGTTGAGCATCGACTCTCAAAGTTCCATATCTCCAAGTTTCACCGGTGCCATCATTTTCTATTTTAATTGATAATAATCTTCCTCTTGCTCTAGTGTCTACCTTATCAGTAGAATTGGTAATTGTAAATGGGCCAAGAGGTGAGCTAGATGCAGTGTTATTTGGATAATCATTCAATAGTAATGTAATTTTTGAATTACCTGTAAGAACCTTAAAGTCAGGTATAAATCTTTTTACAGACATAAAAAACTCTCCATCTCCTCTGTAGTCAACCATACCTGTTGTTTGACCTTGTCTAGTTCTAGCTGCTGTAATATCAAAGTCTCCAGATTCAATAAACGCATTAATAGAAGTTGTGCCTGATGAATTAACTTGGTCAGTTCCAACTTCATGAGCATAATAAGTTGATGCTCCAAATAAATTAGTAATACCTTGTATTGGAAAATTAGGTATAGCTGTTGAATCATATTCGGTTGCATAAGGTGAATCAAACACACCTGTGTCAATGTAAGATGTTCTAGCTAATGATGATGTTGTCCAACAGTTTTCTCCGTAGTTATAAGTAACACATCTATCAATTTGATCAGAACCATCTTTTGCATAAAACCAATTTACTTCACTATAAAGAGTATTGTGTTCTGCATAAACTATATCTGTTGCGTTATAATTTATCCCTAAATTATTTGAATTTGTTGTAAAAACAAAATCTTCAACTAAACATGGTAATGATTTAACTGTACCATCAAATACAAAAAATCCACCTTCACCTGACATCCAAAAT